CTATGTGATCGCATGTCCGAATGGTCTACCAAAAGAATTGAAGATGGAAACTTATATCGACTATGCGGTGCAGTTCGAGAAAGGCTATCTTAGCCCTATCGAGTCGATCACAAATACAATGGGCTGGCAAGCAGAAAAAAGAGCAACACTCGAGGATTGGTTCAACTAATGGCAAACTTAGACATAGATTTAGATTTTGATTTTGGTTTCACGACTTCTTCTGAAGAAGAAATCAAACAAGAAGGTACTGATAAGGCACGTTACATGTACGATGCCATCATGCCTTTACTTACAAACTTAAAGAAAGATGCGGATAAAAACCCGATCATTAACTGGCCTCATCGTGCCGAGAAGATCGATCTCTTCATTACTAAACTGAATAAGATACTTGCGAGTTAATAAAAATACTTGTGTACAAATAAAGATACATCGTATATACTGGGACAATCAGACAAGGAGAAGTTATGTCAGACCTATTAAATAAATTGCGTAAGAATACCACAATCAAGGATTCGGATATTCTATCAGATTCCAAGTTCTTCAATGCCAAGGATATGGTGGCAACAACTGTTCCAGCAATCAATATTGCATTGAGTGGTAAGATTAATGGTGGCTTCGTTCCTGGTCTGACTATTTGGGCAGGTCCATCAAAGCACTTTAAGACTTCGTTCAGCCTTCTCATGGCGAAGGCATACATGGACAAGTACTCAGACGCAGTCATGCTTTTCTATGACTCAGAGTTTGGTACTCCTCAGGCTTACTTCGACTCGTTCGGCATCGACACATCACGGGTTCTCCATACTCCCATCACCGATGTCGAACAGTTGAAGTTTGATATTATGCATCAGTTCGAAGAGATTAAGCGAGGTGATCATGTCATCATCGTAATCGACTCGGTCGGTAATCTTGCTTCGAAGAAAGAAGTCGAAGATGCTTTGAAGCAAAACTCTGCTGCAGATATGACTCGCGCAAAGCAACTCAAGTCGTTGTTCCGCATGGTCACACCTCACCTGAATCTCAAAGACATTCCGCTGGTCGTGGTCAATCATACCTATCAGACTCAAGAGATGTATTCGAAGGCCGTGGTTTCTGGTGGTACAGGTATCTACTATTCTGCTGATAACATCTTCATCGTCGGTCGTCAGCAAGAAAAAGACGGCAAGGATGTGACTGGTTATAACTTTATCATTAACGTTGAGAAGAGTCGATTCGTAAAAGAGAAATCAAAGATTCCTGTCGAAGTATCATGGGACAAGGGCATCAGCAAATGGTCTGGTCTCCTCGATATGGCTCTCGAGTCTGGTCACGTCATCAAGCCAAAGGTTGGCTGGTTTCAACGTGTAGACATGGAAACAGGTGAGATCCTTGACAAAAGCTATCGTATGGCTGATACATACGACTTTAGTTTCTGGCATCCAGTTCTTCAGTGTCCTAAGTTCAATGAATTCATTGAGAAGAAGTATTCTGTTGGTAATGGTGCCATTATGCAAGAAGATGAAGTGGCAGCGGTCTATGAGATGGAGGATGAATGAGAATTGAACACATCATATTTGGAAATCTTATTGAAAACGAGGAGTACGGCCGGAAAGTCATTCCATTCCTGAAAGAAGAATACTTTACCGATATCGTAGATCGTAAGATCTTCTCTATTATTCATGAATATGTGGGAAAGTATAACAACTTTCCTACAAAATCTGCTATTGAGATTGATCTTAACGATGTCGGTGGTCTGTCTGATGATCAGTTTAAGACTGCAAAAGAAGTTGTATCTGGTCTTGATAAGTCTGAAGATCGTGATGTGGCATGGCTCGTAGATAATACCGAGAAGTTTTGTAAAGACAAAGCCTTGTATAATGCTTTGATGCAATCGATTCAAATCGTCGACGATAGTAAGAAGGATAGTATATCTGTTGGATCCATTCCTCAGATCTTGACTGACGCTCTCGGTGTTTCTTTCGATAGTCATGTCGGTCATGACTTCTTGAATGATGCAGCAGAACGTTATGAGTTCTATCATCGCAAAGAAGTTCGAATTGGTTTCGACCTCGATCACTTCAACAAGATTACTCAAGGCGGTCTCCCTCGTAAGACACTCAACATTGCTCTTGCTGGTACTGGTGTTGGTAAGTCATTGTTCATGTGTCATGGTGCAGCACACAACTTGATGGCAGGTCAGAATGTCTTGTATATTACTCTCGAAATGGCAGAAGAAAGAATCGCCGAGCGTATCGATGCCAATCTTCTTGGTGTCACGCTTACCGATCTCAAAGATCTGCCACAGGCAATCTACTATAAGTTGATCGGAAGAGTCAAGGAACGAGCAAAAGGTAAGCTCATTGTGAAGGAGTATCCAACAGCATGCGCAGGCGCCGCAAACTTTCGACATCTCTTGAACGAGTTGAAGATCAAGAAGAACTTTATCCCGGACATTATCTACATCGATTATCTGAACATCTGTGCATCTTCGAGGATCAAACCGGGGTCGAACGTGAACTCGTACACTTATATCAAGGCGATCGCCGAGGAACTTCGCGGCCTCGCCGTCGAGTTCAACGTTCCCATAGTTTCGGCTACTCAGACTAATCGTTCTGGTTTTAGTAGCTCTGATGTTGGTCTCGAAGATACTTCTGAATCGTTCGGTTTGCCAGCAACTGCAGATTTTATGTTTGCCTTGATTACGAGCGAAGAATTACGTCAACTCAATCAGATCATGGTCAAACAACTCAAGAATCGTTATGGTGATCCTTCAGTAAATAAACGCTTTGTGATTGGTGTTGACTACTCGAAGATGAGACTGTATAATGTCGAAGCCTCTGCTCAAGTCGACATCGTGCAAGATGAAGATCGACCAGTCTTTGACAATACAAACTCTGGACATCGACTCGAGAATGAATCGAAACCAGTGAGTAAGTTCGAGAAAATTAAATTCGCAGGTTTCAAATGATAGACAACTTAAGGCCTGGCTGGATAATTAATACTGTGAAAAATCCAAAGTACACTTGGAAATGTAAGGTATTGAAAAATGTGACGTGGATGGTCGAAGAAGGCAATGAACCTAATTGGTTTCAGCGCAAGATGCAAGAAATTTGTTTTGGTTTTAAATGGGAGAAGATTGATGGTTAACTATAAGATTGTAAATGAGCACACGGTTTCGGTGACGAACAATTATGTAGAACGTGGCGGTGATATCCTCGAGCTCAAGACAGATCAGATCATTAAACGTAATCTTGGATTCAATAAGGCGAAAGAGTTGGTTCGGCATCTGAACTTTGGCGGTGGTTTTGACGGATCGACTCCAGCATTTTTTTTAGCCGAAAGCGCAAAAATGTTGGATTCTAGTCAACAAAGTGTATAAATAGATGTACACTATGTGGTGCGTGGATATACAGTTCAACTGTATAAGTTAGGCAAGAGTCTTAATTGACGAATGGAATAGGCAGGGTCACAGGTGGGGTTCCTCCTGCTACACGCATGATGGGCGGCTTTCGGGTCGCCCATTTTTTTGTCTTCTCGAAAATAAACATGTACATTTTATCAAAACTTTGGTAAGGTGGACCTATAATCAAGAAGGAAAAAACATATGTACGCCATTCAATATTTCGATCGCCTTAATAACAACCTCGATACCTCTTCGCCAAAATTCCCTACCATTCAACTTCTCGTCGATTTTATCAATCAAAATCCAACACTCGAATATTCGATCGTCCTTTACAAAAACCACTTCGTCGCCCCAACCGTCGACGATATTATCCTTAACAAAAAACCTCGTCTAAAATTCGTTAGACTCATGTCTCGCGTATCGACTATTTTTGACAACTAAAAATAAACATGTACATTTTATCAAAACTATAGTAGTATGAATAATAAGCTAAGGAGATTATGATGACTGCTTTTACAAAAACTAACTTCGAATACCACGGTGGATACCTGCACTACACGACTGCGGCAGGCGAACGTAAGTTTGTTGCTCGCTTCAAGCATCGTGGTCCAGTTACCAAGGCTAAGTTTCAAGCCGCTCTGATTAAACATTACTCAGTAGAAACCTACTTCGCGCGCCTCGGCGGTGCTTACAATGCACAGGGTGAGGCTCCTCTGCAGATCTTGATGAATGACGAGATCTTGCAATTTGATCGTGACGATCGTGGCTACGGTTTCTTTATCCTGGACGGTAAAGAACTGCGCTAAAATAGTTATGTACATATTATCAAAACTATGGTAGTATGAATAATAAGCTAAGGAGATTATGTA